AATATTATACTGAGGACCCCTTGAGAATTCTAATCATATATATAGGACTCCAATACACCGATAGAAGGACTTATAGAGCAATTGGGGTATCACCCGATAGCAAAACGACCTTCAAAATGCCAACTCCAGGTCGTTTTTGCATAAACGCTAAGAACTACTTCTTAACCTATCCTCGCTGTCCTCTATCCAAAGAAGAAACACTTTCGCAGCTCCTTGCGTTACAAACGCCTACTAACAAGAAGTTCATCAGGGTCTCTCGTGAACTACACGAAGATGGAACACCTCATCTCCATGTTCTGCTGCAATTCGAAGGGAAGTTCCAAACCAGAAACCAAAGGTTCTTCGACCTGGTATCCCAAACCAGGTCAGCACATTACCATCCAAACGTTCAGGCGGCTAAGAGCGCCTCAGATGTTAAACAATACGTGGAGAAAGACGGAGACTACATTGACCATGGAGATTTCCAAGTCGATGGACGCTCAGCTAGAGGAGGTAAGCAGTCTGCCAACGACGCTTATGCCGAAGCAATCAATGCAGAGTCCAAATCAGAGGCGCTCACTATACTGAAGGAGAAAGCCCCAAAGGATTACGTCTTACAATTTCATAATTTAAATTGTAATTTAGATAGGATTTTTGTCCCTCCGGTCCCTATTTACAGTTCGCCGTTCAACCTAGCTACATTCAACAATGTTCCAGAAGGTCTCCGTGCCTGGGCTGAACAGAACGTGAAGGATTCCGCTGCGCGGCCACATAGACCTATTAGTGTCGTTATCGAGGGCGATAGTCGTACGGGTAAAACCATGTGGGCAAGAGCCTTAGGTCGACACAATTACTTGTGTGGTCATTTAGATTTGAGCGCCAAAATGTATTCAAACGACGCATGGTACAACGTAATCGATGACGTTGATCCGCACTATCTAAAGCATTTTAAAGAGTTCATGGGCGCTCAGAGAGACTGGCAAAGCAACGTGAAATACGGAAAGCCCACTCACATTAAAGGAGGTATCCCCACCATATTCCTATGCAATCCGGGGCCCAGATCCTCCTATAAAGAGTATCTAGACGAGGCAAACAACGCATCGCTCAAATCGTGGGCTTTAAAGAATGCGGAATTCTACACCCTCGAAGCACCACTGTTCACCTCCGTCAATCAAAGCGCAACACAGGTTCGCCAAGAAGAAACCCAGAGCAATTCGCAGAACCCGAATTGATTTACGCTGTGGGTGCTCTTACTACTTCCACGTCAACTGTCGCAACTATGGATTCACGCACAGGGGAGAGCATCACTGCTGCTCAGCAGGCGAATGGCGTCTATATCTGGGACGTAACAAATCCCCTGTCTTTCAAGATAATGCAACACCAGAACGCACTCCTGGGCAGCAACGTGAAGAAAACCCAGATCCGCATAATGTTCAACCATCAGCTGAAGAAAGCGTTGGGGATGCACAAGTGTTTCCTGGACTTGACGATATTCCATCAATGGATTCACAGCTGTGGGCGGATCTGCTTAACTTTTAAAAATATGTTGCTTAGATTTTTAAATAAATTAGGAGTTATAAGCATCCAAACTGTATTAGCAGGATGCACAAATGTATTATGCGACCAATTAAAGGTCGCTTATGATGATGTACACCTTTCCCATGAAATAAAATACAATATTTATTAATTTGATATCGAATCGTAAAAATAGATCCGAATCTTTAATGTTGCATACACTGGGTTTGAAGCATGAGTACATGCCATATACAATAACAAAGCGTTTTCAGTATGGTTCTCATACTTGGCTGCTTCCTGATGGTTATACACTACGTGGTTGTTTACACGATAAAACCTATTAACTATAGCTTGTTCCTTGCTCGCATACTGACCACCGGTTACAGTATGATGAAACTTGCGCAAAACTTGATAACGATCACGCAAATCGTTCTTCACCGTAGCGGTACTAGGCTCATTATCATACATGTTAAAAACTTGTCCAAAATCCATCGCCGTTCCAAACGGCCTCCTGTCTCTAACGAGCTTAAACATCACACTGTTGGTGTGATTCTTGGTCTTGATGTTTTCATCCATCCAAATTTTCCCTGTAATGTAAACAGACTTGATGCAAAAACGTTTGCCGACACGATGAGTAATACCGTTACCACGTGTCACATCCGAAATGCATATCACCTTACCAACATGTGATATGTCGTGACGCTGTTCAAATGACTGAACCTTACATGGGCCCTCACAGCCGCGCGGGACGTCCGGAGTGCGGTACAATCGATAATAGCGGGGCTTCCGATTCATGGGGCGATTGGCCCATGACCTTCTTTTGACCGTGGTGGGGGCACGTAAAGCAGGAGCAGGTAGGGCCAAAGGGCTGTCGAAGGTCAGTCTTCTCCGCGCTGATGACATCGGACTTGAGAATGCCGTATCGTAGCTCCGCTTTCGCATGGTCCCTACAGCGCACTATCCGCACTAACTCCTGCAAAAGCAAATAACCCAAAGAATGCGGGGGGTAACCCTCTTGGACAGCGTGCAAATACTTAATTGCAAGCATACATCGAAAACCATGCACTGAGAGCGGAAAGTCGTTCAACAGCGGATCCCACATGATTAAATGCGCAAAACGTAGTGCGCAAGTTTATAATTCAAATTTGAATTATCTAAGCGCTGAGGAGCGTCTCTCATTGAACGACAAAAAGCAGCGTGGTCCCCAAAGGCAAAACCCTATCCTCCGGTCGCGGGGTCCTCAGGT